ATGACTCGGGACGATTTGCAGTTTGATATCACTTATTCGTTTTTTATCGAAAAAATGAACTTTACCCTTTTAAACCGAATTGATAAGGGTATTACTCTTTCGCTAATTGTCCTTGGTTGTTCAGTCTTCGCGCCGATCAGTAATATGTTCGTCTTCGGTCTCTTTGTGGCTGTGCTCTCGGTTCTACAGTTGGTATATCAATTTGGTCAGGAAGCAGGCCTATCAAAGGAGCAAATGAGGCAGTACAAGAGATTGTTGGTTGAATTCTCAATACTTCCTGAGGAAGAGCTGCGAACAAGATTTTTAAAAATACAGGATGCAGACAGCAACCCTTGGCGATCCCTTCAGGATGCAGCCTTTAAACGAACTTGCATTGCTCTCGGACGAAGCGATGATACAAGGCTGTCCAAATTGCATTGCGCCATAGCTTGGCTAGCAGGAGATCTTCCTCGCAGCCAAAAGGACAACAACAATGACAAAACCAATTGAGCCGTTTCATGTACCTCCTCATCCGCGGCCGCCAGCTCCGAAGTGCGAGTTTTAAGATGGATAGGATTTTGACTCATCAGGATAGACATGATCATCTTCCTGTAAAACCTCGCCCACCCGTTCCTCCGGGGAAGTAGTTCTATTTGGGATATCCAGATTGTTAAAGAGCAAGCGTCCTTCGGGGCGCTTTTTTATTGCCAGCGAATCATCCCCATCTTCATACGCCTGGGGCGGCTACTACGTGGGCGTCCTGCCTGTTCGCTTTCTATGATGAAATCTAAAATAACTTAGATTAAAGGTCAAGCAGAAAACCTAAACTAATTTAGATTTTCTGAGGGGGAGGGTAATTATTTGCGGCGCATCATACGGCGGTGTTCAACAACCACCCCAACGACATGAATCTTTTCTTTTGCAGAATTGCGGATAGCGTAGTCTTCATTCAGTGGCACGAGTTCAAAAATTTCTTCGCCAGTTTCGCTGATACCTCGTGCACGGTATTTTTTAAATGTAGCTTCGTCACCACCGTTCTTTGCGACAACGTAATCGCCAGGGCCTGGGTGTAGCTCAGGATCCACAATGATTACATCACCTTCAACAAATTCGGGCTCCATTGACTTTCCTTTGACCTTGAGGGCAAAGGCTGAATGAGAGTGAAACTCTGACGTCAAAATATACTCTACCGTTCCATCGATATTTCTGGCGTCGCACTCAGGTGACCAAGCCCCAGCTTGGACATAACTGATGATGGGAACTTGCTGCGCTGCTACTGGTGCAGGCCCAATGTTAGCCTCGTCCTCCCGACCATATAAAAGGAATCCTTCAGTTACACTGAGATATTGAGCAAGTTTCGTCAGTGATTTCCCGCCCGGCACGTTCAGATCTCTTTCCCAGTAGCCAATCGTTACATCAGAAACTCCAAGCGCTTTACCCAATTGGCCTTGAGTAAGCTTTCTCTGTTTCCTTAATTCCTTTAACCGCGTGCCAAGTGTCCCCACGATTCAAACCCTTAGAAATGAAACCTAAGTAATCTTAGTTTTTATTGACCTAAAAAAGATTAGATAATAATATCTAAATATTCTTAGGAGGATGAGATGACCACAACTGAACTTGAGCAATACTTCGGTTCGCCAAACAAGGCGGCTGAATTTTTTGGGGTATCGCCAGAAGCCTTTTATCAATGGCGGACTCGCCCGGGCCAACTAATTCCTAAAGGCCGTGCAGCAGAGGCGGCTGCACGCACTAAAGGAAAACTTAAATTCGACTCTTCGCTTTACCAGAAGCGTAACGAGAAAGCGGCATAGCAGAAACCACAGATCCAAGGAGTTAACCGTGGGCAATCAACACTGGCAAGTCGAAAAGCAGCCCGCGTGGCTGGTTGCGGCAATTAAAAAGACCATCTCAAGTCTGCCGGGCGGTTACGCCGAGGCGGCTGAATGGCTGGGAGTGACAGAGGATGCGCTCTTTAACCGCCTGCGCACTGGTGGCGATCAGATCTTCCCAATGGGCTGGGCGATGGTTCTCCAGCAGGCCAGCGGCACCAAGCACATCGCTGATGCGGTATCGCGCCAGTCGAACAGCGTCAATGTTCCGCTGGTGGATATCGAGGATGTGGATAACGCCGACATCAATCAACGCCTGATGGAAACCATTGAGTGGATCAGTGAGCACTCCAAGTTCGTCCGCAAGGCAACCGCTGATGGCGTCATTGACCAGGCCGAACGAGAGCAAATCGAAGAGAACAGTTACCAGGTGATGGCGAAGTGGCAGGAGCATTTAACGCTGCTGTATCGCGTTTTCTGCGCGCCAGAAAAGAGTGACGCCCGCGAGTGTGCAGCTCCGGGCGCCTTGGCGTGTCGTATCAGTGGAGAAACTAACGCATGAACAGTTTAACGGTAAAGAACCGCTTGCCGCAACTTCGGATGATCCCGGTGCCAGGCCTTCCGCTGTTTCGGTATGAACGCAGAGTAGCAAACCGCTGGGTGGCATGTAACCACAGCCGCGCCACTGCAATCGTGGGTGTGTACTACCGGAGGGCAAAGGCCTTATGCGCGAACTCGACCGCTGGTTTAAAGACCGTCGGGGGATCCCCGTTCGTGTCATCCGCTGGGAACCAGAAGCGCAGCGCGTTATCTACCTGCGTTCTGGCTAACCTCGATGGCCTGCTTCGTGGTGACTCAGCGAGCCGCGCTACCTTCATGCAAACCATGGTTAATACAGGGATCCGTACCGTTAACGAAGTGCGGCGACTGGATAATCTTCCGCCTTTGCCTGGCGGTGATGTGGCGACGCGCCAGTCGCAGAACGTACCCATTACCGACCTCGGAACAAGCAAAGAGCCCCGCAATGACGGGGCTTAATTTTTATGGGGGCCACGATGCCTGATATTCACAAGACGCTGGCGTTCGACCAGACCGAAATCAAGTTCACCGGCGACGGCAGCAAGGGAACGTTTGAAGGGTATGCCTCGGTTTTCAATAACACCGACGCCGACGGCGACATTATTTTGCCCGGGGCTTTCGCTGGTGTGGTGGCTAACCAGAGCCGCAAGGTGGCGATGTTCTTCAACCACCAGACGCGAGCCATCCCGGTTGGCAAATGGGATGCCATGCACGAAGACGAGAAGGGGCTTTATGTCCGAGGGCAGCTCACACCCGGATTGAGCCTGGCCGAGGATCTGAAGGCCGCCATGCAGCATGGCACGGTTGAAGGTATGTCGGTGGGTTTTTCAGTTGGCCCTGACGATTACACCGTCGGCACGTCCGGCCTCATTTTTAAAAACATTTCTTACCTGCGGGAAATCAGTGTCTGCACTTTCCCGGCCAACGAGCTGGCGGGCGTAACCGCCATGAAGAGTATCGACGGCATTAAAACCATTCGTGACGCGGAGGCCTGGCTGAGGGATTCAGTCGGCCTTACGCGCACTGAAGCGCAGGCGTTTATCGCCCGCGTGAAGTCCGCAGGCCGAAGCGAGTTCGGCGGCGGCGACATTGACGCGCTGGCACAGCGCATAACTTCCTTTGCCGCTAACCTGCGGAATCCTTAACGGAGCAAAACATGTCTGAATTAGCAACCCTGGAAAAAGCGATCGAGAACTCCCAGAAAGAAGTGAAGGAGCTTATCGAGGAACAGCGTAAATCCATCAACCAGAACGGCGAAATCAACAAGCAGCTGCAGACCGACCTGGCTAAAGCCCAGGATGAACTGAAAACCACCGGCACCCGCCTGTTCGATCTCGAACAGAAGCTGGCTGGCAACTCGCCTGAACAGACCGCCCAGAAGTCCTTTGCAGAACGCGTGTCCGAAGACCTGATGAAAGGCTGGGACGGATCGCGCACCAAAGCGAAAGTGACCAGCTTCGACAAAGCGATCGGCTCTGGCGCGAACTCCGCCGGCGCACTGGTTCTGCCGCAGCAGCAACCGGGAATCCTGATGCCGGGCCTGCGCCGCCTGACCGTTCGTGACCTGCTGGCGCAGGGGCGCATCACCAGTAACGCGCTGGAATATGTGCGTGAAAATGTATTCACCAACGCCGCGGCGCCAGTGGCGGAAGGCACCCTCAAGCCTGAAAGTAACATCACCTTCACCAAAGAAACGGCGAACGTGAAAACCATCGCTCACTGGATCCAGGCGTCGCGCCAGATCATGGACGATGCCCCGGCGCTGCAGTCCTACATCAACTCCCGCATGATGTATGGCCTGGCGCTGGTGGAAGAGAACCAGATGCTGAATGGTGATGGCACCGGCGACAACCTGCAGGGGCTGAACGTGGTGGCGACCGACTACGAAACCGCACTCAACGCGACCGGAGATACCGGTGCCGATGTTCTGGCGCATGCCATCTATCAGGTGTCGCTGAGTGAGTTTGAAGCCGATGGCATCATTCTCAACCCGGCGGACTGGCACCGCATCGCGCTGCTGAAAGACGCCAATGGCAATTACATCATGGGCGGCCCGCAGGCGTTTGCCTCCAAAGTGCTCTGGGGTCTGCCGGTGGTGTCAGCGCCCCGATGCAGATACCTGGTCCCTACAGGTTGACGCCTGGGCGGATACTCCGGATGAAGTGATCGCAGTGGCCGCCGCGCTGCGCGATGCCATTGAGCCCCACGCACATATAACCCGCTGGGGCGGACAGGAACGGAACCCCGAAACAAAGCGCTATCGCTATTCCTTCGATGTTAACTGGATAGTGAAGCGATAACCCCTCAATACACCGGCCCGGCGCCGGTTTTTTTATGCACGGAGAAAACCATGTCTGTACTGACGCAAGGTACTCAGTTTTTTGTGCTCGCCCAGGGCGCGGTAAGTGAAATCGAATGTATCACCAGTTTTTCACCCGGTGGCAACCCGGCAGATCAGATTGAAGATACCTGTCTTTCTGAGCGAAACAGTCGCACCTATAAGGTTGGTCTGCGCACGCCCGGACAGGCGACGGTGGGCCTGAACGCTGATCCGGAAAACGCCAGTCACGTGATGCTGCACAACCTGGCGAACTCTGACGACCACGAAGAGCTGACATTTGCGGTGGGCTGGTCTGACGGTACTGCGAAGCCGACGGCGGCAGCGCAGGGCGCAGCCGGAGCAGTTGACGGCCTGACTTTACCGGACAGCCGCACCTGGTTCATTTTTCGCGGTTATGTCTCTGACTTCCCCTTTGACTTCTCCGCCAATACGGTGGTGACCACTTCGGCAACTATCCAGCGCTCCGGCGGGTCTGTCTGGGTACCTAAGGCGGGTGACTGATGAAACTGACACTCGATGCGCTGAAACAGGCAGGGGCATTTACGGGGCGCCCGGTTGAAAAGCCAATCACCTGGCGCCAGGGTGAGGAGGAATTTAACGCCACCGTCTTTATCCGCCCGCTGGGCTATCACTCGGCCATGACGGATGTTATGGCCGCTAATGGTCGTGTGGATGGTGTGGCGGGCCGAATTGCCGCGTCTGTCTGCGACGAGAACGGCAAGCCTGTGTTTACGCCTGCGGACATAACCGGTGAGGCTGACCCGGAGCGCGGCGCGCTGGACGGCGCTCTGACCATCGCCCTGCTGGTGGCTATCCAGGAGGTTAACGATCTGGGAAAGATGAGCTCAGCGCCAATGATGAATTCTGGTGCGAACTCGTCCTCAATGGGATCGGTGGAAAAACCATAGCGGAGGCTCAGGAAACCCTGAGCTTCAGGGAGTTCCAGATCTGGGTGAAATATCGCGAGCGTTATGGGAGCCTGAATCCGTTGTTGCGCACCGAGTGGGCGGCCGGGATGATCTCCAGCACTATCGCCAACGTGAACCGTGGCAAAGACACAGACCCTTTCAGCGTCACCGATTTCACCCTTCATTTTACCAAACCAACGGCCACCACAGACCCCGTCACGCTTGATGAGGCTAAGCGGACCTGGTCGTAAACACTCACGGAGACGGTATGGCAGCCAGATCGCTTGGAACCCTGACCATTGACCTGATTGCCAATATCGGTGGCTTTGCGGCGGGCCTTAACCGGGCTGAGCGGCAGTCTCAAAAATGGCGCCGGCAGGTACAGGAAGATGTCCGTCTTGCCGGCGCCGCACTGGGGTCGATGGCAACTATCGCGGCAGCGGCAGCGGTATCTGCAGGCGTGGCAGGGATCAACCTGTTAAAAACCACATCAAAGCAGATCGCTGAAACTGACAGGCTCGCCAAATCCCTGCGGATGTCCACACAGGACTTACTGGGATGGCAGTTCGCCTCGCAAAAAGCTGGCGTGTCAGGCGAGCAGATGGCCGATATCTTCAAGGATACCGAGGCGTATATCGGGGCGATTAAAGACTTTCTCGATCGCCACCAGGGCGTAAAGGCTTTTCAGTGGCGCCCGCCGCTTGAGACTCTGGGGCTATATCGTTGCGACACCTACACGCCGACTCCGATTGGTGCCGGGCTCTTCAACCTTTCCGCAACGTTTGAACAGGCATTTAAACCATGAGCCTAAACGCAGACTATCAAAAGCTCGAGCCTGGCGATGAAGTCAGGTTGTTTGAAGTCGATGGCACAGCATTTGGTACAGGTGAGGTGTTGCGCTTTCATAGCTACAGCCTCGCACACACAGAAGCAGAAATAACCGCTGCCGGCGGGAATGAGAATAAGCTGTCGGCAAAATCAATCTGGTGGCAGGGGCAGGAATATAAAGCGTGGCCCTGTCAGATTGAGGGGATCGAAGCTTCTACCAGTGGAAGCAGCGCACAACCCAAATTATCGGTAGCTAACCTTGACAGCTCCATCACAGCGCTGTGCCTAGCTTATGACGATATGCTGCAGGCGAAGGTGAGTATCCACGATACGCTGGGTAAATATCTCGATGCGAGAAACTTTACTGGCGGTAACCCGACGGCAGATCCAACACAGGAAAAGCTGAAGGTTTTCTATATCGATGCAAAAAGCAGTGAAACCAACGAGGTGGTTGAATTCACGCTTTCCAGCCCGATGGATCTGCAGGGGCTGATGATACCGACGCGCCAGCTCCATTCTCTGTGCACCTGGTGCATTCGTAACAAATACCGTACCGGTGACGGTTGCGATTACGCCGGCACACGCTATTTCGACAAAAACAACAAACCGGTCAGCGATCCTTCTCTGGATGAATGCAACGGCACTCTGTCCGCCTGCAAGCTTCGGTTCGGGGAAAATAACGAACTTTCCTTCGGCGGGTTTCCGGGGACGTCATTGATCAGGAGTTAGCATGCGTAAAAAGATCGTCACGGCCATCATTGCACACGCTGCGCAGGAGTATCCGCGGGAGTGCTGCGGCGTGATAGCGCAGAAGAGCCGGGTAGAACGGTATTTTCCCTGCCGTAATCTGGCCCCGAACCCGGAGGACAACTTTGTTCTTTGCCCGGAAGACTATGCCGCCGCCGAAGAGTGGGGGCCGGTGACCGCTATCCGATATCAGAAAACGGGATTCTTGAAGTGTTCCCTGGTGGCAGATTTAACGGCACTCAACGTTACACCACTACAACGAGCGGTAGATTTTTCATTCGCTGGCTTACTGCCAATTGGAACGCTGCAAGCCCATCATGGTCTGCCTGGGTTGAGCCAGGTCTTCCGTTGCGAGGAGAACTAAATACTACCGATTTGAATAATATAACTGGTGAAAATCAAGGAGTTTATTTTCAGAGCAGGAATCGAAATTCAACTACAGCACTAAATTACCCGATCAATGTCGCCGGTTCTTTGCGTGTTTATCAAACTGCTGCTGACAATATTAAATCTTGCATTCAGTATTATGATGCGTGGGATAGAGACATTGCATATCGACGCACTGGAGTCAGCGATGCATCAGGGGTTGTAACCTGGTCTGCATGGTCATTGGTGGGAACAAAGGCTCTGAATGATTTAGGGTTGGGTACGCCAGTAACTCAATCGGCAGGCTTTGACTGGCAGACTACCTCTTTTCAAAATGGGGCGCTGATTAATGTAAACTCAGCAAATTGGGTTAATCCTCCCCCATTATTAAGCTCGCTCCCTGGCACTAGTTTTTTCCTCCAAGTGACTGGTCGTGCTGGGATGGAAACCGCATCCGGTGCCTGGATTATGGTTACTGCGACACAGCTTCTTAATAATGGCTCCAGGCGTATATTTAATGTTTGCGGGTATGGTGCTATTGGTTCGAGGGTGTTCACTACCACCGAGGCATTTACAGCAAATACCGTAATCCCCATTACCAGTGGCGGCACAGGGGCTAAAACAGCCACCGACGCAAGGAAGGCCATCTCCGCATCAGTCGGCGGAGTCACCGTATCAGGCGCGTTCTCAAACATCATTAGCGTTGACCCTGGGTTTTACTCCATCAATGGCGGTAACTTTAGCGATCCGGCAAACGGGGACTTTGGTTCATTATTTTCCGCAGGCACCTACGGGTCAGGCCTGAACGGGCAGATCTTTATCCGTAACGATGGAACATCGTTACTATATCGAGGAGGCAGTAACGCCACAGTCAGGACTGTATATTCGACTGCCAACACCACCGTAGATAGTAATGGATTTATCAAAAAATCATCACCAGTAATCAATATCTTCAGTGATGGTAGATGCATAAATAACGATGAATCAGAGGGTGTAACCGTGACCCGGCAGGCAGAAGGAGTTTATCTGCTTGAGGGGTGTATAGGACTGAACTCAGATGCCGCCTGGGGTGGGCCCGATGGTGGCTTTGAAATCCCTCTGGACAGAAATAAACAGCCGCGTATCTGGCTGGACTATGAGGTTAACCCGGACGGTTCTGTGCTGGTGAAAACGTATCATCGTACTCACCCAGGGGCCCCAACATTCGCCCGCAACGAACGCGAAGGTTTTGCCGAGGGAGACCCTATAGATATTCCTGCCGATCAGTTCGTTTCTGTGCGTGTTGAGATGCCTGCTGACAGTATCTATAACAAAAAGCTGGAAGAGGCGGCGCTTATTCAGGCCGAACGTGATGAGGCCAAAAGGCTGGAAGAAGAGGAGGCGGCGCGTACGAAAGCCGAGGAGGAGCAGCTGGAGGCAGAGGCTGCAGCCAAATCGAACGAACAGCCGGATGTTCAGCAGTAATTATCATTAGCCGCATTCTCGATCACTCTGAAGAGAGAAAAAATAGCCCGTACGGGAACGGGCTCAAATCCCTTAGTTTTGTTATCAATCCCGCGCTCATGACGCAGGTCGTTAACATATCGGCAGCATACCCCATAACTTTAGGTAGGGGGTATTAGCGCTTCGTTTAAAATCATCTAAATTTAATGAAGGTGAATCCCCCTGTGCGGCGGGGCAATCCAGTTAACTGCTAAGTGCAGATATGCTTGCGGCTCGTATGACTGGTAACGAGTCACCGGGAGGCACCCGGCACCTTAAGCTGTTTGTTTGTGCTGATTTCATTTGCCTGCCTAATCAGCAGGCTTTTTTTTACGGCCCGGATGGGGATTCTCGGATGGTAAGTGTTGCGTTTTTAGCCGTTTGGTTTGTGCTGATCGTGTTAGGTCTCATCAGTCTTTTGAGAACTTTATTAAATATCTGGTGCGATCAGGAGCAAGTCTAAATACCGCTTAAAAGGATGCCTGGTCCGACCATGACTACCGGAACATTAAGGAATATTAAACTATCCTTTAGCTAAAACGATGAGGTGTACTGGAGCAGCTAACAGCCTGGAGGCATCATACCTGCTATGAAATTCATCTGTCCTGTTTGCAGAAGTAACCGGTTCTTTTTCACCTCCTTTAACCCCGAGCAAAATCTGCCACACGGCGCAGTATGTTCCGTATGCGGAACCCGACTTACTACGCGCTCCATTTGTCCAACGCCACGCAAAAGGCGCTGGCCTAAACAAATTGTTTAGGCCTTTATTGATACGAGGCGGCTTCCGATTGCCGGTGCAGTATCTGTGTCTTTCAAAGCTCAATTTTATTCCGGAAGTTCTGATACACCCGCCTGGTCAATTCGGCAGAGCAGTCCGATATGCAGCAGTAATTATCAATAGGCAACGCTTTCTTGATCTGCGCCCCCTTTAAAACTACTGTATATAAAAACAGTAAAAGGGAGTGCAGATCATGCCCCGCATATCAGACATTCACGCCGCATTTGTGGCTGCTATACAGCAAAACCCCAAGGACTACCGGTGCTTGAGAACGGAAGGCTTTGTTTCGCCTCTAGTAACTTCAACTGGCATAGGTCGTTAAAGGGGCTAACGAGTGGATCTAATGCCACGTAACGACATTCAAAGGTATCTCGCCCAACGAGGGCCAAGCGTGAGCCTTCATGATCTCCCACATGAACAGGAGCTTATAGTACAAATTGCTCCGTATTTTAAATTTTTCAATAAATACAACGCGTAAATTATTTCGTTTAACTTTGCTATTTTTTTCTAAAGGTTCCGAAGGGCTTGCCGATAGTAAATTCAACGGCGCAGGAGCCCAAAGGTGGAAGCCGTAAACTTAAATTACGACCAGTCAAACAGGAATTGTAATCATGGCACAAGTTATTAATACCAACAGCCTCTCGCTGATCACTCAGAACAACATCAACAAAAACCAGTCTTCAATGTCTACTGCCATTGAGCGTCTGTCTTCCGGTCTGCGTATCAACAGCGCAAAAGATGACGCTGCTGGCCAGGCGATTGCTAACCGTTTCACCTCTAACATCAAAGGTCTGACTCAGGCTGCCCGTAACGCCAACGACGGTATCTCCGTTGCACAGACTACTGAAGGCGCACTGTCTGAAATCAACAACAACTTACAGCGTATCCGTGAGCTGACTGTTCAGTCTTCTACTGGCACCAACTCCAAGTCTGACCTGGACTCCATCCAGGACGAAATCAAATCCCGTCTGGACGAAATTGATCGCGTATCCGGTCAGACCCAGTTCAACGGCGTGAACGTGCTGGCAAAAGACGGCTCCATGAAAATTCAGGTTGGCGCGAACGATGGCCAGACCATCACTATCGACCTGAAAAAAATTGACTCGTCTACTCTGAACCTGACTGGCTTTAACGTTAATGGTGAAGGTTCAGTAGCTAATAAGGCAGCAACTAAAGCTGATTTGACAGCTGCTCAGCTCACTACAACAGCTGCTGGCGGTCCTATCGCTGCTCCTGCTGCAGATGCTAATGGCGTAACTAAGTATACAGTAAGCGCGGGATTGAACAAATCTACCGTAGCTGACGTGTTTGCTGGCTTAGGTGATACTGCCGTAGTTAATGCTAATATTACCAGTGGTTTCGACGCTGTTACTGGTAATAACTATACGTATCATAAAGATACTAATGATTTTACATTCAATGCTACTATTACAGCTGGTAACACAACAACTCCAAGTAATAGCGCCAAACTACAATCTCTCCTGACTCCAAAAGCAGGTGATACTGCTAATCTGAACGTAGATATTGGCGGAACATCTGTTGATGTTGTCCTGTCAAGCGATGGTAAACTCACTGCAAAAGATGGTTCAGAGCTTTACATTGGCATTGATGGCAACCTGACTCAGAACAGCGCTGGTGCTGGTATTAAGCCTGCTACTCTTGATGCACTGACCAAAAACACAACTACTCCTGCAGCGGCAGTTCCAGTCACCATTACGACTGAAGATAAGACTGAAATCAAATTAGCGGGTGCAACTGTTGCTGGTCAGAGTGGTGCAATTGTAGTTACTGGTGCCCGAATCAGCGCTGAAGCTATGCAGTCTGCTACCAAAACGACTGGTTTCACAACTGGCACAACGACAGTAGCAGCTAATACTGGCAAAGTTACAATTGGTGGTAATCAAGCTTACACTCAGACTGACGGTACGTTAGCTGCCAAGAATGAAACTGAGATTTTCCTGCAGAAAGACGGCTCCATTACTAACAATTCCGGTAAGGCTGTATATGTACAGGAAGATGGGAAATTCACCACAGATGCAGCAACTAAAGCAGCAACCACTGCTGACCCACTGAAAGCGCTGGACGATGCAATCAGCTCTATCGACAAATTCCGTTCTTCCCTGGGTGCTGTACAGAACCGTCTGGATTCTGCAGTAACCAACCTGAACAACACCACCACCAACCTGTCTGAAGCGCAGTCCCGTATTCAGGACGCCGACTATGCGACCGAAGTGTCAAATATGTCTAAAGCGCAGATCATCCAGCAGGCCGGTAACTCCGTGTTGGCTAAAGCTAACCAGGTTCCTCAGCAGGTTCTGTCTCTGCTGCAAGGCTAATTCAGCACTACTAAACCGTAAAGCCCTGCACATGCAGGGCTTTTTTATCGAATGAATATAGCTGAACATAGCCGTCATATTCACTCGATAAAAAAGCCGATCATCATTTAAAATTGGCTTTCTCAAATTGAGCGTGTATAGGTTCTATTGTGATTAAGAAACAGGCATTTAAATTTTTGCTTGAGCCGAATAAAACTCATATGAATGACTTTTTGGTTTTCGCAGGTTCCTGTCGATTTGTATACAATAAAGGACTTGCTCTTATTAATGAGAATTATGATTCGGGTAAGAAATTCTTGAATTACAATCAACTAGCATCAGAACTAGTTAATTGGAAAAACGAAGAGTGCCTTGCATGGCTAAAAATGGCTCCATCACAGTGCTTGCAACAATCATTAAGAGATCTGGATAGAGCTTTTAAAAACTTCTTTTCGGGAAAGTCACAATATCCTCGATTCAAAAAGAAAGGCCGTAATGATTCTTTTAGAGTGCCATGCCAAAGAGTCAGACTGGACCAAGAAAAGCATTTAGTATCATTGCCCAAACTAGGGTGGGTTAAGTATCGTAAAAGCCGAGAGATAACAGGAGTATTAAAGAATGTTACTATTTCAAGAAAGCTTGATAAATGGTATATAAGCTTTAATACAGAAGAAGTTGTTCCTGAACCCCTTCATCCATCATTTAGCAAAACCAAAATTTTGCTAAATAATGAATGGCTTATGCAACTCACAGCGTGTGAGAGTCTGGTCGAGCAATTTGCCAACATGGAAGGTAATAAAAAGCTAAGGAACCTGAATAATATACTAGGCAGAAAAGTAAAATACAGCAGTAACTGGCTAAAAACTAAAAAGAAAATTGACGGCGTAAAAGCAAGGTCAAGCAGGCGGAGACTGGATGCCTTACATAAAATAACTACGGCAATATGCAAAAAACACGCTATTGTAGAGTTGGTTAATTTAACGGATTCTTTACCTGATAAAAATAATGGTTCTGCAAGCATGACTTATGAATTTGTTAGACAGTTAATGTATAAGCAAGAATGGTTGGGTGGTAAGGTAATTCGGTTGGGCGATTAGCGTAGTTTATTAATGATTAAATAAGAGTTATATACAGCTGTTTATATGGCCTTAGATAAATTGCTGGCGGCAGGGCATGTCGTGTCAGTTTGTGGAGGGGGGTTATTTCAACTTCCGATGAAGCAAAAATCTCGGTTATTAATACTGAGAATGTCAACGTCTGGTCAATACTTTGGCACACCAGTTTGTGCACCTTTAGTAAATTAGTCATCGAACGCTGCTTAAATATGACTGTGATTATATACAGTGCTTGCTGTGAAAAAAACAGTCTCGAGGCGAGTAGGGTGCAAAATGGTGAAGGATTTTTGTTACCCTTAGTTACAAATAGAAAAACCCCAGCGCATGAAATCTGGGGTTCTTTTAAAGTGCACGTGCATTTCACGTGCATATTTTTGTCTTTTCTCGGTCTGCCTGCTGTCTGGTCAGTTTCCGTAAGTGGCTGTTTTTATTGCCACTGTCCGGTTGCAGTCCTATCAAAAGTGGTGGAGCTGGCGGGAGTTGAACCCGCGTCCGAAATTTCTACATCCTCGGTACTACATGCTTAGTCAGTCTTTACATTCGCACGCCAGCTGCGGACAGACACGCCACTAACGAACTAGCCTGATTAGATTTAACACTTCAGCCCCAGGCAGGACATCCATGCGATCTCTTTTGGGTTTGACCTCTCTTTGATCCCCGTCTTAAGAGCGGAAGCTAGGGAGAGAGGGCTCTTAGCAGGTTATTAAGCTGCTAAAGCGTAGTTTTCGTCGTTTGCGACTATTTTTTTGCGGCTTTTTACGAGGCAAACCGCCCCTCGGCATGCACCTTGGGTTTCGCAAATCCCGTCGAATCCAGAATCAGCCCCAATAGTGTTACAGCAAGTATACCAGAACTCGTAGCCGGGATACCACCCCGGAACGCTAACTTATTGAATCGCTCAATAAGTGCGTTGAAATTAACGGCCTGCGTGCTTCATGATGCGCGCTTTATCGACCTGCCATTCACGGTCTTTCGCGTCGTTACGCTTGTCGTGCTGCTTCTTACCTTTTGCCACGCCGATTTTCACTTTGCACCACGCGTTCTTCCAGTACAGCGACAGGGCGAGCACGGTATAACCTTCGCGGTTGATGCGCCCGAACAGGGAATCCAGCTCACGCTTGTTCAACAGTAGCTTACGGGTGCGGGTAGGATCGCAAACGTAGTGTGAAGAGGCGACCGTCAGTGGCGTAAAGTTCGCGCCAAACAAAAAGGCTTCGCCGTCTTTGAAGATCACGTAGCTATCACCGATGTTGGCTTTACCCGCACGCAGCGATTTAACTTCCCAGCCCTGTAACGCCAGGCCAGCTTCGAATTCTTCTTCAATGAAATACTCGTGGCGGGCACGCTTGTTGAGCGCAATGGTTGCCGAGCCAGGTTTATGTGCTTTTTTCTTCGTCAT